CCACCGGGAGGTAGCTGCAGTTGTAGCCAGCGGTGTTATCACGATCCAAGGCAGGACCAGCAGTCATGAGTGCGCGCATCGAAGGCATAATCTCAAGGTTGAGGATAGCCTCTTCAATGTCGTCGACAACAATCTCGTCACGGGTCTTCGGAACGACAACCTTAGTCATGTAGCGAGAGACAGTCTCACCCCAAGTCTCACGGCGGTTCTCTTCGTCAAGCCAACGGGCATACCTTGAAGTATGAATGAAGGCTTGGTAGTCGGTTGGCAGGTAATTTTTCATTATCGGTTGTCTCCGCTTCCTTTGATTACGTTTCGATTGGCACGATCTGCTAGCTTCTCAAGGTTCATATCCGCGATTTCAGCTAGGTCGTACCCGAGGTCTTCGGCTAGGTTAGCGATATACCAGAGCACATCACCAAGCTCCTTAGCCACTTCTTTGTCGTTCAGAGTCCCATCACGTAGGAACTTCTTGATCTTCTCTGCGACCTCACCAGACTCACCACACAAACCCAACGCGGGATAAATGATCTTATCTGTGTAGATTGCAGTACGTCGTGCAGCTTTCTGATAGGCATTGAGCGTAAGGTCAGCCCTACGCTTCTCGTCCAAGAACGCTTCGATATCCTCTGCACTAATCATTATTCTTCGATCCTCTTCCATTCTTCCAGTTCAGCATCAAGGTTGAAGTAGTCCGCTAGGTCGATGTAACCCTCTTCGACAAGGAACAAGACGACAACATACTCAGAGATATCGTTCTGTTCAAGGAGTAGTGCAAGCCCATAGTTTTCTATCAGGGCATTAAGTTTGCTCTCCAAGTCAAACATTACGAATACATCCTCTTCATCGTGTCGATACTGATCCACTGGAAGTCATACACACCGTTCTCTACGTTGCTGCAGATAGCGACACCAGCGGTCCAGAACGAGTTAATGTCACCTGCCCAAGGGCTACGATAGTCCTGATACACACCAGCTACAAGACCCATCCTAACACGTCCACTACTATCACGGTTTACATGGTAATCGAACAGATGGCTATGGCCTACGGTAGTCGATGTGTGTCGTTTAACCGTAAGGTCGTAAGCGTGATGTTGTGAAGACAAAGCTCTTCCGGATACACCAGATACAGCGTAATGGCAGTAGTCGATACCATCCAAACTAATCACACCGGGGGTAGACGCATCGTATTCGACAACAGAATCGTAGTAATCGTCAAAGGCTAGGTTCTTGAACGAGACCCCAAAGCGTTCACCTTCAAGCTCAGGGGAGTACTGGATAGCCTTCTTGATACGGTTCTCGTGGTTACCTTCAAGGACGACACGGTGGGGTAGCTTACGCTTCGCCTTCTTGATGGGGTGCCACATACGATCTTGGAAGTCTAGGTGGGCCTCAATGTCCTTCTGGTAGTTACGACCGTGGAAGGATGCCTTACCTTTGTCGAATGAGGACATGGACGCTAGGTCCGCAGTATCCCCCATGTTGACGACAACATCTGGCTTGAGTTCTAGGATCAGCTTACCCAACCAATCAGCCCGTGCGTTAGAGTAGTCAGGGTGGGCGTGGGGGTCGCCAATGACGAGGTGAGTTTTCATGTTAGTGGCCCTCACTTGGGTTGGCTAGGATGATGGGTTCGATACTTTTGTCGAAGTGCTTTTTGAAGGTATACGCCTCGTCGAAGGTATCGAAGTAAAGCTCAATCTCCTCAAGCTCCCCATCTGTTTCTGCAAGACAAAGCATCCAAACTTCATCCCCATCTTCCATATCAAATGGACCTTCAAGGACCCTGTGGACTTTCATTTCGTTAGCCATTCTAACGGTATCTCCTTGTCGGCGTAGAGGAAGCCGTGTTTGATGCACCATGCTGCGTAAGTAGTCTTGGACGTTTTACTCAGCTTGACCTTACTATTGGAGAAGACAAAGCGAATGTCAAGTTCTGGATGCTGCTTACGGATCAGAAGATGTTTCTTTCGGTCTGCAGCTACGAACCTTCCCTTCGTTTCGACAATGATCCCGTTAGGTAAGATAAAATCTGCTGTGTAGGTCCGGTCCTCTTCTACCCTATATTTGATTTTTGTCGTCTCATACTCTGCCTTTACTCCTAGCTTCTTAAGCTGCTCTGCTACGGTTTCCTCAAGGCCAGAACGGTAGCCAGCCTTGAGTGCTCGTTGTCTTATCTTTGATTTGGCGGGTACCATACGTCTTCCTCTTTCCGTCGTAGCCAGAGGAGTCGAGCGTTAGTGATAACACGTTCCTCGTCGTTCTCGTAAGCTTCCAGAACCTTGTCGTATAGCTCTTGCTCCGTAGTGCATTCCGACAAGAGACGATTAGCTTTCACAGGTCCGATACCGTGGATACCTTCGATGTTATCTGCTCTGTCACCCATCAGGATTTGAGAGTAGAAGAACTTGGTACCCTCGAACTCACCTACGCTTGCCCATTCACCTTTGTTCGGGTTGTAGTGACGACAAGGAATCTGTTTGAAGTCCTTATCTGTCGACACAATAGTGCATTCGTAGGCGAGTTCTGTAGCACGAATAGCGATCAGATCATCAGCCTCTTGGCCTTTACTGACGACCGCATCCCACTCTTCGACAAGGTGTTCTCTTACGAGGCTAAGGTGTTCAGGACGTGGTGTATCCTTACGGTTAGCCTTGTAAGTAGGGGACAGATCGTAGCGGAAGTTTCCCTTACCAGTCAGAAATACCTCTAACTCTTCCCCTCTTGTCGTCGTATCGAAGGCGATGTTGTCCATCAGTTCGTCAGCCTTTTCTTTAGCTGTCTCTGGTGGTTCACCTTCGGTCGAGTAAGCTGCCCTGTACGCTACGATATCACCGTCAACCAGAACCCTCACTTGACATCACCTTGGTTCCAGTAGTCCCACCCCGGCGTATACTCGAACTCTTCCTTGTGTTCCCACTCAGGGAGACGCTCAAGTTCGTAGTCACCCGAGTAGTAGATGTAAGCACGGGTTAGGGCGTCTAGGTCTTGCCAGTTAACCTCAAGGTCCTCGCGGATGTAACTGGGCAAACCACCTTCGGTACGGTTACGGTGTTCAATCGCGTCGATAGAGAACCTAAGGTCAAGGATAGACTGCCTGATGCGGCTCTCAATTACTTTGTCGATCAAGTCGCTATTCACAAACTCTTCGAACAGGTCGTAAGTATCTTGGTTCATTTCTCTTCTCCTTGCACTAGGGCTTTCCAACTTACGGGATACAACTCACCCATCACTTTGTCGATCTGTTGTGCTACCAACCGTGTCTCGTACTGAGTGTCTTCCTTGAGACGTAGGTTGCACATGTTAGCGAAGGCATCCATCGAACCTGACCAGTACCACTCGGTATACATCGACTGAGGAAGAACCATACGGGCCATTTCAGGGGCGACACCATCTTCTAACAGGCCATTGTAGATGTTAAGGGCGATGTCTGTGTAGTCGAGAAATTCGAGGGTGTAGTCTTCCTGTTTCCCATAAACGCTATGGTTATAACTTACGCAGGAAACTACACCATCAGACCCTTGCTTCTTGTCCTTAGCCCTACCACGCCAGACCTCAGGCACGTAGAACTCAGGTTCACTATCGACATAACGACGACTAATCTCATTCATACGCAGGTACTCATGCTTGACCAGTTGTCGTGCTACGAAGATAGGTGCCTTGATGTGGAAGGATGCGAAGCAGTGACCGAAGGGTGAGTAGTGTTCGTGCTTGGCAAGGTAGTGGACCAGCTTGGTGTCTTTTTCGGAGAGCCTACAAATAGCGTCAGGCCACACCAGAACACCACCATCGACTTCTACCTCAACAAGTTCTTCTGTGCTTTCCCACTCACTCTTCTTACCGAAGCTAACCCGCGCTGCGTTGACGACAGACAGATCACTTCCCATGTGGTCGATATACGTAGCCGTGATAGCCATTACGTTCTCCTGTAAAGGTAGGGGGAACTTTCGCTCCCCCTAAGTATCTTACCAGCCGCCAGCAGTAGAGGCTTCGTAGGCTACCAACTCAAGGACACCGACCCGCTCAAGGCGAACAGATGCAGTCGAACCTTCACCGTAGATGCTGATCTGAACGGCAACCTTAGTGCCATTCCCAAGCTCACCGTCAACGTCCATGTCCCAAACCTTTTCGGTCTTACCGTGGGTCACGACAGGAGCACCACCGAAGTCCTCGACCTTGGGATGCTTGTTCGGACGCTTGAGCTTGATGCCCTTACGACCACCTGCAATCTCTAGCTCACGGACCATGGGGTTACCCATCGACTTCTGAGGGTAGCCAAGCTTGAGAATCTTCTGCAACTCTTCCTCGTCTTTCGGAACGAACATGCAGTTGTATTGGCCTTCCGTGGCCTTGTGGTATTCGCTGTCGTCCATGTTACCGGGGAACACACGCGCCCAGTAGATTTCACCTTCGAAGGTACCAATTTTCGTCTTACCCATTGTCGTCTCCTTTAGTGGGTGTCAAACCAATTGCGACCGATATCAGTCGATCCTGCTAGAGGGCATAGTATACTAAGTTTTACGCCAGTGTCAACAATTGCTTGACGTTGGATCGAACCTAGTAGCTCTGCCTGCTCCTTATTTCCATAGACTTCCGTCTGCCATTCGTCGTGAGGCCAAGTGACCAGCTTGAACTTAATCCCCTGCTCCTTAGCCTTACGGTTCCACTCAAGTGCTGCGTGTTTCATAACGACAGCTTCACCATTCTGTAGCAGTCCCGCAAGTGTCTTGTGTTCGCTAGGAACCTTGACCTTACGTCCGTCCAGACCTTTGAACCAACCTCTCTCCGCAATGTGAGGGATAACCTGTTTCTTAAGTCTCGACAAACCATTGATACTATTGAGGAAGTTCTCAACAGCCTGACCTGCTTCCCTCGGACCTACCTTGAGAATCTGCCCGATCTTTTCGTTACCAGCCCCGAGAAGGAAGGCGTAGATGAAAGTCTTGGCCATATCCCTAGTGACGTGAGACATACCCAAGGCCCTCTTGTTCACGTTGTGGATGTCAGTTTCATCTTCCTTACGACCACTGACGATAGCGTGAATGTATTCCTCTGACTTCATAAGGTGGGCAAGGATGCGTAGCTGGATACCCTCAGCGTCAGTGCCTACGAGCCAGTTACCATCTTCGACACCCCACAGACCCCGCATCTTCCCGTCATACTTCTCCCTCACGGCATCGACAGCAGACTTGACCTTGCCATGAAAGGCGGCAGGGATATTCGCTTGGTTAGGTGCGCTATGGGCCATACGTCCAGTCCAAGCCCCAATGTGGGTGAACCTACCGTGGATACGGCCATCGTCCTTAACGTGACCAAGCCACTCTACAAGGGATGAACGACGCCCCTCAAGGGTAAGCCACTCCGCAAGGTTCCTAGCGCCATCAGGTGCATCCTCAGGGAGCGTAGAGAGGTTCAACTCAGAGCAAGACCAGCCATACCTAGCGAACTTTTCGCCACGCTCAGCGTCCTTTGCCTCGCCACGATTGTCTTGCTTTGTCACGTTGCTCACGCTCATACTGGATGTGTCCTTTTGTCTTGTCTACAGGGGTCCACCCTGCGTCCCACAGTCTGTCGATCCTCTGCTTAGGTGATGCCGGATCAAACGACACCCAATCAAAGCAGATCAACTCGTCACCGTATACGTCAGTAACAGGGTATTTCTTCTTGGCGTCAGCAACATTTGAGTAGAGAGAGCCATCTTGCTTCACGCGATACTTGAGGCGATTAACTTCTTCAAGCTTAGGTGGGAAGTCCCTCTGGAAGCCAAACTCAAGCTCTTCCATACGGGCCTCAATCTCTGCCAGATACTCCTCAGCCTTCTGCTTGTCGAACTTGAACCCATTGGTCGTCATTTCTTCACAGAGGATTTGGATATCGTGTTCACACCGTAACGCTACTTCCCAGTCTTTGTCGAAGATCACCTTACGGAAACGTTCAAACAGAGCGCAGGTAACCAGAACGTCTTGGTGGCAGTAGTCGATCATTTCCTGTGAGAGCTTAGACAAGTCCTTGTGTTCACCCTTGTGGAGACCGAGGCGGATACCCCAAGCCTTCAAGCTGTGTCCGTCCTTGATGTCGTAGTCGATCATTCGAGATACAATAAGAGTATCAATGACGCTAGCAAGAGGAACACAAGCACTGCCAATAAGGCGATGAAGAACAGGTACGTCAAAACCCAAGCCATTGTGGAAGACAAACTTGTCAACAGTGTTGCAATAAGCAATGAAGCGTTCCTTCTCTTCGACGACATGAGATGGGTTGAGGAACTGGATAGTCTCCCCGGTGTCCAAGTCCTTCGAGCAGATCACCCAGATGCGGCTAGCGTCCAGCCCGTCCGTTTCAATGTCCATCGCTGCGATCTTCATCTTTGTCGTCCTCCTTG